GTTGACTGGATTGAAAACCCACAAGCAACTGGTGTTGAAAATGTAAACCCATTTAATGTAGTTGCATTTGCTGGTGTAATAAGATTAGACCCACCATCTGATAACTGGACAAGAACAGTTTACGTTAATAACGTTAGAACTGAATCAACAGGTGCTAGATGGGTAGAAACATCAAACGTAGTTTCAAATACTGCAGTTAGAGGAAGATCTCATACACATTCTCGTGTCGAAACTAGACCAGCGAGAGGAGGATTTCGTGCTTTCAGTAGGTCATTCAGGAGAGGAAGAAGAGGTCATTTCCACGGACAAAGATTCCACCAAGTTAGAGTTACAGAGACAAGAACAAGAGTTACAAGAAGAATTGAAAGAAGTTTTACTAATACATTAGTCGGACCTTCAGAAGAAAGAGATTATGTTGAAAGTACGAAAATAACTGGAAGAAATGTTGATCAATTCATGAGATCAAGAAATGTTTATTTCCAAGCAAGTGGATTAAAACCATTTACAAGACATTATCATTTCTTAGACAGCGGTGTCCCTGATATTGTTCCAAAACTAGTTGAAATTGAAATGTCATCTGGTACTTTTAGTATATTAGAAGATGTTAAAGTTGAATTGAATGGAACCCAAATTGCTTTAATTAGATCTCAAGAACCAAATCATAAAATTGGTGATGAGTCAAGACCTGAGTTCCAAGCAGGCTTAGGATCACCTTCTGCTAACGTTGAAAAATATACAGTTGATCCATATGATCGTGCGAGACCAGCACCATCAGCAACTTATTCTGCTACATCAAGACTCTTTAACGTTGATGTAACTGGATTAGCAAACTTAGAAAAATATTCTGGATATATTGTAAGAGGTGCAAAATTAACTGGTCAAACAAGTGGTGCTGTTGCAACGGTTACAAGTGTTAATCTTAACTCAGATAACTGGGGTGATCTTATCGGAGCATTCTTCTTTAGAAATGCTAATGTTACACCAAAACCACCAAATTTATTTACAGTCGGTACAAAAACATTTAGAGTTACATCAAATGCTGATGGAACACTTCCAATACCTGGTAGTGCAGCATTATCAAGTAGTGCTTCAGGAACTTATCTAGGAACTGGTACAGTATTAACACAACAAAATAATGTTGTTCAAGTTAGAAATCCACCCCGTCCCCCACAAAGAGAAAATGAGATTGAAGTTAGAACTGCTGATGAAGTACAAAGAAGTGAACAACTTATAGGAGTTATTGGAAGAAGAAGAAGACGTAGAAATTGGAGGAGAAGAAGGAGAAGAGGAAGAAGAGATCCTTTAGCACAATCATTCACAGTGGATGGATCAGGAGCATTCCTCACATCGTTTGATGTTTATTTTGCTGCAAAAGATGAGACTGCTAAATTGACAGTTCAATTAGCGACTGTTGAGTTAGGTATTCCAACAATTAACTTAGTTCAGGACTTTACTGAAGTTGTATTAGATCCTAAAGATATTAACATTTCAGGTGATGCGTCAGTCCCTACAACTATCAGATTCCCATCTCCAGTTTTCTTACCACCAGATGAGGAATATGCGTTAATATTCTTATGTCCACAATCTGACAAGTATGAGATGTGGGTATCCACAATGGGTCAGAAGTCAATTAAGACAACTCAATTACCCGATGTTCAGAACGTTATTGTTTCTAAACAGTACATCGGTGGTAGTTTGTTTAAATCACAGAATGGTACAATTTGGACACCAAGCCAAAACCAAGATTTAACATTCAAACTTCGTAAAGCAAAATTTGTTAATTCTGGTAATGTAAGATTTTACAATACACCAATTGAACCAGGTAATCGAAACTGTCAAGTATTACCTACAAACCCATTACGTACATTACCTCGAAAACTTAAGGTAGCGATCACAGGTTCTGGTACTAGAACAAATAGTGTGTTTCCACTTGGTCGAAAGGTAAGTACAGGTGCTGCTTCTGATTTAGAGGATCAAAGTATTACAGGTATTATTGAAGGTCAAGGTGCTCCTATTTCAACTCCTGGTCTAGTTACAGGTGGGTCTGGATATTCATTTAGTAGTACAAGTGCAGTTCCAACAATTTCTTTGACTGGAAGTGGAAGTGGATGCACAGTCAATGTTACAGTCTCTAATGAAATAGTTACAAATGTTGTAATAAATGCATCAGGTACAGGATATCAAGTTGGTGATGTATTAACTGTTGATAATACAAGTACAAAAGTAACTAGAGGTGCAGGACTAAAATTTGCTGTTGATGCAATCAATACAACATTCGATACTCTTTATCTAACTGATGTTCAGGGTGAGAAGTTCACAAATGGTGAAACACTTGTTCAATATGGTGCAACAAATAACACCAGAACAGTTGCAACAAATGTTACTGTAAATGGTGATTCAACACAAAATGGTGATTTATTCGCTGGTAATGTATTTGAGGTTACACAGTATAATCACGCACATCATGGTGCTACAAATAAAGTTGATATAAGAAATATCAAACCTGATACGGTTATTGTCCCTTCAACAAGTGCACTAACTGCAGAAAGCACAACTGTCTCACTTGCAAACACTGCTCCATTTGCTAGATATCAAGGAATTTCTACCGATAGAGGAGAAGCATTAATTGAAGAAGAAGTCGTATCTTATGTCTTAGGAACAGGTCAACTAACTTTAACTAGAGGTATATTGAATACTACTGCTCTTCCTCACGATGAAGGTGCAAGTGTTCAGACATATGAATCTAATGGTGTTTCTCTTGCTGGAATTAATACAGTATTCACAATTCCTACAAATACAACACTTGTTGATGAAATCAACGTTGATAACTATTATCTTGAAGTAGACAGATCTGCCTTAGACCCACTAAATCAAAGGGTTGGTAACTCCTTACTATGCTTCACAGATGAAAGAGCATTAGGTGGTAATACAGTTGAAATATCACAAAATCATCAATACAGCTCTCTTGCACCAAATATTAATTTCATTACACCTGGCACAACAACAGAGGTTGATGCTCGTGTAAGAACCATAAGTGGAACTAGTGCAGATGGTACTGAAGTATCATTCTTAGATCAAGGTGTTCAAGCTATTACTTTAGGTGAAACAACTTTCTTCCCAACACCTAGATTGATTGCCTCTAAGATTAATGAGGAAAAACTCACTTTCTTCCCTAAATCAAAATCAATCGAACTAAGTGTTGATATGACAACTGCTGATGATAATTTATCACCAGTATTAGATACGAAGAATGCAACATTCGTTTATGGTAGAAACAAGATTAATAATCCTGTAGCTAATTACGCAACTGATAGTCGTACAAATTCTATTGATAGTGATCCTCATGGTTCAAGATTCGTTACTGAAATGACTCACCTGACTCAACCAGCAACTTCATTGAAAGTTGTTATTTCTGCTAATCGTCCACCTGAAGCAGACTTTAGAGTATTCTATCGTTTATTAACCGCTGACTCAACAGAAGTTGGTACAACGTTTAGAGCGTTTCCTGGTTTCAAAAATTTAAGAGATATTGATGGTGATGGATTTGGTGATGAAGTTCTGGATGAAGCAAATAATGATGGTAGACCTGATGCATCAGTAGCACCTAATGGTGATGATGAATTTTCAGATTATCAATTCTCAGTTGATGAGTTAGAACAATTCAGTGGATTTGCAATCAAAATTGTTATGACAACAACTAATGAATCTGAGACTCCTAGATTTAGAGACTTCAGAGCAATTGCACTAGCATAATGATACCAGTAGAAGGACATAAAAGTTTATTTCGTGATGAGGAAACGAATGCTATCGTTAATACAGACACGATAGCATATGATAATTACATGAATAATAAACTAACCAACTCTGATAAAAAAGCAGAGATGGATGAAGTGAAACGTGAACTTGCAGAGTTAAAATCTTTGTTAAAAGATCTTGCTTCAAAGATAACGTCTTAGTAAATATAAATACTTTTTAGATCTGAATTGCTAACCTAGATGGCAGATATCAAAGTCAGAGTTGGACAGCAGAATGCAACGAAGGTGATTTCATCTTTAGCAGGTGCTCAAACTCTATCATTAACAGAATTAAGTGATGTGAATATTGCTGGAACCTTGCAGAATGGTATGGTTCTTGTTTTTAATGGTGTTACAAAAAAATTTGACGCAACATTGGAGTTGACTCCAGGTGCAGCACAGAACTTAGACATCAACGGGGGAAATTTCTAAATGGCTAGTATTATTAGAATCAAACGATCATCTGGAACTGCGAAACCAGGTAGTTTGAATTGGGGTGAAATGGCATACGTAACTGGTGTTGGCCAGTTCGGTGGAGTCAATCAATACAAAGATAGAGTATTTTTAGGAGATGACGGAACAAACGTCAATCCAATCGCAGGACATTACTACACCTCCATGATGGAACATGAACCTGGTAAATTAGCAGGTCAAACAAATAGTAGAAATACTGATGGTGGTTTAATTGCAATACTTGATAATAGTCGAAAAATAGATGTCTGGAATGTAGATAATTTAACTTTAGATGGTAATACCTTATCCTCAACTGATACGGATGGAGATGTAATTTTTAATCCAGATGGTTCTGGTGAAGTAATGATTCCCGATGATACCAAACTTGGATTTGGTGGAGGTACAGATGGAACAGCAGCTTCTGATGCAACTATTGAGTATGATGAAAATGGAACTGATGAACTAAAATTTGCTGGAGCAAATGTAAGATTTGGTAGTACTAAAGTATTTGTTGATGGAGATTTAGAAGTTCAAGGTGGAAATTCTAAACTTGGAAACATTAGAATTGAAAATAATATTATTGCTTCGTTAGCTGGTGCTGATAACAAAATATTCATTGACCCATATCCAGATGGATTAAGTAATGAAGGTGATGTTATCATAAAAGGTAACTTACAAGTTGATGGAACAACAACTACAGTCAACTCAACACAGACAACTGTAAATGATCCAATCATGATGGTTGGTGATACTACAAGTACAAGAACTGTAATGACAGCAATGTCATCTGGTGCTACAGCAGTTGTGGTTGACCAAGTAACAGGTATCGCAGTCAATGACACTCTTTTACACCCAAGTTTTTCTGCAAGTGGTATTACAACAGTTACAGCAATTAATAGTGGAACTAAAACACTTACTTTCCAAGGAACAGCAGTCGCAGGTATTAGTACACAGACTGAAATAACAGTTGTACACGCTACAGATACTAATACTGACCGTGGACTTGGATTTACTTATAATACTGGCATAGGAACCGCAAACTCAACCGATGGTTTCTTTGGACTAGATGATAGTTCAATCGCCTCTAGCACTGCTGGAACAGGGAATCACGGTACACATGGTGATGATAGTCGTAGATGGACATATGTTCCTGACGCTACTATTTCAGCAAGTGTTGTTTCTGGTACAAAAGGTTTCTTAGATATTAAAGGTATTTACTATCAGTCAGGTAACTTTAGTTCAGGTGGTGTGGTTTGGTTTGATAGTGAAGGTCTACAAAGATCTACTAACGCACCTGCATCTCCTGTAATCACATCAAAACAAGTATTAACTGCAATTACAAAAGTTGTTCTAACGCTACCAGGTGCTGTTACATTGGCACAAGGAGATATTGTAAAGCAAGACACCACAAGTGCTTTTGGTGTTGTTGAGAGTGCTGTGAGTGGTGGTACATCAGTTCCTTTAGTTGGTGTTGAGGGGACATTTAATACCTCAAATAATTTGAGGAGAGAAGGTCAGAGTGGTGCGATTCAAAACTTGAGTACATCACCTGATGCTGTAACGAATACATATACTAATAAGCCACATTGGACTTCGACCCTAGATGGAGGAACTTTCTAAATGCAACAAAACAGTGAAGTAGATGTTAATGTATTAGTGAACTTATATCATTCAAAACTAGCAACAGCATTAAATCAAAATGTTCTTTTGGAGGCAAAACTCCAAACTCTAAAAAATGATTTTGAAAAAGAAAAGAATGAACTTTTAGAGGAACTCGCAAATCTCACGGATAGTAATGGCGCACCAAACAGTAGAGGACAACTTATAAACTTCGGTTTGCGTAAACTGGGTTATCCTGTATTGGAAATAAACCTTGACACTGACCAGATACATGATGCACTTGATGATACTCTTCAGTTATATCAGGAACGTCATTATAATGGTATTGAGAGAATGTATCTCAAATACAAAATTACTCAAGAAGATTTAGATAGAGGTAGAGCAAAAGGAACAGACGGAGTAGGTATAGTAACTACAAGTGGTATATCTACAAATTCAGCAGGAACTGTGTCAAGTAATTTTTATGAAACTTCTAATTACATAGCAGTGCCAGAACACGTTATAGGTGTAAATAAAATATTTAAATTTGATACTAGTTCAATTTCTGGTGGAATGTTCAGTATAAAATATCAGTTATTCTTAAATGACTTGTATTATTTTAACTCTGTAGAATTACTACAGTTTGCAATGACAAAGAGATATTTGGAAGATATTGACTTTTTACTTACCACTGACAAACAAATAAGATTTAATCAGAGACAAGATAGATTATATTTAGATATTGATTGGGGAGCACAATCATTAGATACTTTCATCATAATAGATTGTTTTCGTGCATTAGATCCAGAGGAATATAAACAAGTTTATAACGACCCTTTTGTGAAAAGATATTTTGTCGCATTGATGAAAAAACAATGGGGAATGAATTTAATAAAGTTTAGAGGCACCAAGTTACCAGGTGGAATTGAATTAAATGGTAGAGAAATTTATGACGATGGAGTTAGAGAATTAGAGGAACTCAGGTCAAGAATGACACAGGATTATGAGACTCCTCCTCTTGACTTTATTGGGTGATGAATAATGGCACTAAATCCGCATTTTCTACAGGGTTCAAGAGGTGAACAAAGATTAGTTCAAAGTTTAATCAATGAGCATCTCAAAATTTATGGTGTTGAAGTTACATTTATACCAAGAAAATTTGTAAATCAATCAACAATAATCGAAGAAGTTACTGCATCAAAGTTTGATGATAATTTTTTAATTGAAGCATATGTAGATAATTATGATGGATATGCTGGTGCTGGAGATGTACTAACAAAATTCGGTATGAGTTTAAGAGATGAAGTAACTCTTACTATTTCAAGAGAAAGATTTGAGGAATTTATTGCACCATTCATGGAAGCAGATGATGATATTGAATTATCTTCTCGTCCTCGTGAAGGTGATTTAGTATTTTTTCCGTTAGGTCAAAGATTATTTGAAATTAAATTTGTAGAACATGAAGAACCTTTTTACCAATTAGGTAGTAATTATGTTTATAAACTCAAGTGTGAGTTATTTGAATATGAGGATGAGGTTATTGATACATCTATCGCTGCAATTGATACACAGGTTGAAGATGTCGGATATATTGCAACTCTTCAATTAGTTGGTATTGGTATAACAGCGACTGCATCAGCAGGTATATCTACTGGAGGTATCAGTGAATTATTTTTGAACAATGATGGTCACGGTTATATAAGCACT